ATCGCCACTCACGACTAGCCCTATCCATAGCACGAGCAGTTTTTTCTTTTACCTCAGCCTTGCGTTGCGCTTCAGCCTCGATATTCTTACGCACCTCAACACTCTGCAAGAGTGCGGATAAGGTGCTGTTTAGTGCTGTATCCATTTACTTATCCTTTGCGTAGTGTTTGTCATAGTATATGACAGACATACCAGCGAATTTCGCCAGTAAGATAATTATCCCCTATAACTATGCCTGTGTCAAGTACCAAACAGTTTCGTCATATTATATGACAAGCCCGTACCACCACCGCCTCAGCACCGCCACCGCCTCAGCGAAAGTTTGTGTTGAAAAAATTATTGCCCCCACCTACACCGCCCTGCCTTATCCGCCTCATAAAAGGTTTGTGTCGGCACAGTTTGTGTCGAAAAATTTTTGGGCAAAAAAATAACCCCCCTTGCGGGGGGCTACTTTTTTTCTGCTTATGCTTTTACTTTTACTGCTTGATTTTTCTTGAGTTGCATAGTCCATGCGGTGATAACTTCTAACTCTTTTAAACCTTTTTCGGTTAGTTGTCCGACAGGTTTCATCGAGGTTATGCCTAGATAAATTGCACCAACTAAGTCCTCAACGTTGCGAACTTTTGTCGCTTTTTCTACCTTTGGTTTAGTTGAGCCATCTCGGGTTTGGCTTTCTTTTTTTGTCGCTGTCTTGGTGTCCAATTCAGCGAAAGTCTTGAAAGCGTTGATGTGAGCCTTTGCACCACTCGCTTTTTTATCCGCTAATACTCGGGCGGATAGCGAAAGTATTTTGGATACTTTCACGCTTTCGATTTCGCTAGAGTATTTATCGATAATCAGCGAGGCGGTAGGGATAGCCTCGGCATGAGTTGGTAGAATAGTTGGCTTAATGTTGATGTCTTTTAGTAAAGACTTCATACTAGCCTTAACTTCTCTGACAGTTGTACCGTTTGCCATTTCGTGTGCTACCAACTGCACGAATTGTATTGCTTGGGAGTTGCTATCAACACCACTTGCAATCAACTCAGCATAATCAGTTTTGATTATTTCATTTTCTTTTATTACTTCTACTGCCTTTTTTTCTTTACTCATTTTCTTATCCTTTTCTTTAGTGGGTACTCGGTTTCCCCATTGAGATAATTATGAGGCTTGGAAGTGTTTGGGTCAAGTACCTAACGAATAATTTTTTTAGCGTGCCGTTGAGCCTGTCGTAGTATATGACACCACTATATGAGATGAGCCTTCTCACTATATGAGATGCCTACCTTTTGGCTTTCAGATATTGGCTGACAATTTTTTTTTATTCTTTGGTAAAGAAAGTTTTAAATTAGGGCGGTGAAAAATATCGGGAAGTTGGTCTAATCCCTAAGAAACCCATTAAATACTTGTTGCGTTAATTGTTGCGTATAAATAACAGTTGCAGAGAGTTTTGAGGGGGGGTTTATTAAACAATAAAAGTTACCCATATATAGTATCTCTCCTAAAATTTCTGTTATATATTGCTCCCCCCTATATAAATACGCTCAGAATGAGCGTAAATATTACCTATCTGTTCGCTTTTACCTATTTGAACAGGTTATCTAATATATATAATAAATATACGGAGTTGCCTCCGTTTGCACTCGGCAACTCCTTAATATAATTAATTAATATTAATATATATTGGGGGTAGTCTGTCCGTTTATACCCACCGTTAAATTACCGTTTTTAGGGGGAAGTAGTGGGTCGTAAACCAGGGGTACAAAATATCTCTAAAGAGAACGCTCAGAAGCAAGTGCTAGAGTTGCTATCTCAGGGTAGTACCATAGTGGACGCCATGAGAGCCGTAGGGCGCAACGACGTAACCTTTAGACAATGGTCTATGACAGACCCTAATTTTAAAGACAAAGCGGACAAAGCACGTCTTGCTGGCAAAGGTGTTAAAACAGACCTAGCAACCCTAAAAGATATTTCTTTTCAGGACTTTTCAGAGCAATTCCTAGAGACTAAATTGTTTGACCATCATAAGTCTTGGATTGATTTGATAGAGGGTAAAAAGCCAGGGTTCATCCACCCATCAATTACCTATGAACCAGCCGCTTCAAATCGTATACTTATCAACGTACCACCAGAGCATGCTAAGTCAACTGTACTTACCATTAACTATGTTACTTATCGTTTAGCAATAGACCCTAATGTCAGAATTATTATAGTTTCTAAGACTCAGGGTATGGCACGTAAGTTCTTGTCTGCAATTAAAACAAGATTAAGCCATCCTAACTGGACTAAGTTGCAAGTGTCCTTCGGACCTAATGGTGGCTACAAAGCAGATTCACCTACCTGGTCAGCCGATATGATTTATTTAGGTGCAGGACGCGACTCAGGTGAGAAAGACCCTACTGTGCAAGCATTAGGATTCGGGTCTCAGATTTACGGTGCACGTGCTGACTTGATTATCCTTGATGATGTGGTGATGAACGCAAACGCCCATGAGTGGGAGAAGCAAATTGAATGGCTTCAAAAAGAAGTCATCACCCGTTTGGGACGGCACGGAAAATTACTTATAGTAGGAACCCGTGTCGCTCCAATAGATTTATATAAAATGATAAGAGATGGCAACCAATGGACTGGTGGTAAATCTCCATTTACTTATTTTGCATGTCCAGCCGTTTTAGAGTTTGATGAAAACCCAAAAAACTGGAAAACACTTTGGCCTTGGACTGATAGGTCAGAAGGTGAAAAAGATGAACCTAACGAGCAAGGGTTATATCCCAAGTGGGATGGACCCTCGTTATTTACAAGAAGGTCTGAAGTCGCTCCGTCTGTTTGGGCTATGGTATACCAACAGGAAGATGTCGAATCAGATTCCATTTTCGCGCCAGCAATTGTGGCAGGATGTGTTAACGGTATGCGAAAGCGCGGACCGCTTAAGAACGGCACACCTGGACATCCAAAAAGTCTCGAATCCACATATACAATAATTGGATTTGACCCAGCAGTAACTGGCAGGTCTGCATTTGTTGCAGTTACGTACAACAGAAGTGATGGACGTATCTATGTTTTAGATTGCGTTAATATGTCAGAACCTACTCCACAAAAAGAAGATGCTTTGATTAAAGAGTGGGTGGAAAGATACAAGCCACAAGAATTTAGAGTAGAGATTAACGCTCACCAAAAATACTATGCTATGGATTCAGACTTACGCAATTACTTAGCATCATATGGATGTCAATTAAATTCACATTTTACTGGCAAAAATAAATGGGACGTAGGATTTGGTGTGGCATCTATGGCTAGCCTTTTTGGTTCTGTCAATGATGGACGATTTCAAGATAACAACTTAATAGAGTTTCCAAGCAATGAAGGCTCAGAAGGACTTAAGTCTTTAATTCAACAACTTATTATTTGGAAACCTGACACCAAGAATCCTACTGACTGTGTAATGGCATTATGGTTTGCTATTATACGTTGCAGAGAATTAATGCAAAAATCAAGTAGGGTAGGTCAGTACCAAAATAATAGGTGGGCTACTAGAGCACAACAGTACAAACGACACGGAATTAATTTAGACGAAGCCTTTGCAGAGCAATGGGCTGAAACTTACAACTAGGGAGAAAAAATGCCAGTACCAGGAATTATAGCAATAACAGGAGTAGCAGCAAGAGCAGTAGCAAAAAAGGCTGCAGGAAGAGCAGTAGGCGGAATTGTAGGTAAAGGTAATAAGAATGTAAATCCACTTTACAGAAATACAACAAATAAAATTCAAAGTAATTCTGTTAAAGTTAAACCAGCAGGTTATAAAGGCATTTCTCAAACTCAAGAGGCTCTTAGTAAAGTTAAACCTTTAAAACCTACTCCAAAAGGGCCAAATGTTAAAATTGTAAAATCGCAGGCTCAAATTAATGCAGAAGGTAATGCAAAGGCCAGAGCCGCTTTGGGTTTACCACCTAGGGCAACTACTCAAGAAACTGCATCACGTGCAAGCAGAGAAAAAATAGCACTTATGAAAAGTAGAATTAAAAGAGGCAAGTAGTGGCATTAAATATTGAACAAATAGCAGCACGAGTTCAATCTCTGCGCTATCGTAATAGCGACAGAGATGCTCGAAACCTTGATGTGCTTGCTGTTCGCAAGGGACAAATATCTCAGGTCTATCCTGATTTTTTTCCAGAGGGTGTAGACGCTAATGTCGTGGCAAATTTTATTGATATCGTTGCCAGGGACCTTTCAGAGGTTATGGCACCTCTTCCAGCGGTTAACTGCTCGGCCGCTAATCAAGTCAATGACCGTGCTCGTAATTTTGCCGATAAGCGTACTCGTATTGCTAGTAATTATTTTCAACACTCTGACCTATCGGTCCAGATGTACCAAGGAGCAGACTGGTATATAACCTATGGCTTTGTTCCATTTGTTATTGAACTAGATGAGGATGCTAAACTACCTCGTATTCGATTAGAAAACCCAATTAGTTCTTATCCAGAGTTTGACCGTTATGGTCGCTGTATAGCATTTGCTAAAAGATATACACTTACACTAGGCGAGTTGGTTAGCCAATTCCCAGAGTATGACAGTATACTTCTAGGTCCTTTAGGATATAAGCAGGACCTAAATAGCCAGATTGAAATGATTCGTTATTACGATAATGACCAATCAGTTGTGTATGTTCCTGCAAGAGATAATTTAATTTTATCAAAGGCTAAGAATCCTATTGGTAAGATAATGATAGTTGTAGCACGTAAGCCGTCTATTGACAGCGAACTACGTGGACAATTCGACGATGTACTTGGAATTCAGTTACTCCGCAACCGTTTCGCCTTACTGGCAATGGAAGCAGCGGAGAAATCAGTACAATCACCTATTGTACTTCCACAAGATGTACAAGAACTACAGTTGGGTGGAGATGCGGTTATCCGCACCGCAAACCCAGCAGGTGTTCGTCGAGTAGAACTTACAATACCACAAGGCGCATTTACAGAACAGACATTATTAAACTCAGAACTTCGTGTAGGAACTCGTTATCCAGAATCACGTACTGGTAATATCGATGCATCTATTGTTACAGGCCAAGGTGTACAGGCCCTTATGGGTGCTTTTGATACACAAGTTAAATCAGCCCAAGCAATATTTGCTGCAACACTTCGTGATGTTATAAGTATCTGTTTTGAAATTGATGAATTAATTTTCCCTGATGAAAAAACTATTCGTGGTGTTGACTCTGGTTCTCCATATGAAATTACCTACAAGCCAACTAAAGATATTAAGGGTGATTATTCAGCAGATGTAAGATATGGCATGCTTGCTGGTCTCAATCCAGCACAGGGACTTATCTTCATGCTACAAGCCCTTGGTGGCAAGTTAATATCTAAAGATATGGCTATGCGTGAGTTACCATTTACAGTTAACGTAACACAAGAACTTGAAAAGATTGAAATTGAGGATATGCGTACAGCATTACTCAGTGGTATTACAGCAATGGCTCAGGCCATACCAGCGATGGCAACACAGGGACAAGACCCGTCAGACATGGTAAATAAAATTGCTGCGGTTATCAAGGCTCGCCAAAAGGGACAAGCATTAGAAGATGCTATTGAGGCTACCTTTGCACCGCAACAACAAGTCCCTCCTGCTGGTGCCTCTAATCCAATGGTTGAGCAAACGTCCCCTGCTCCCGCTGGTGCTCCAGTAGGAGGCTCTCTTTCTCCAATACCACAGCAACAACAAGAAGAAGATGTTATGAGTTTAATTTCTGGATTAACTGGTGCAGGAAGAGGAACGGCAAGCGTTAGAAGCGTAAGACGTAGATAAACAATTAGGGGACAATGACAACTATTATAGGTATAGAACATAAAGACCGTTGTTTCTTAGTTGCCGATAGCAGAACTACAGACAATGATGGAAAAATTTATACACATCCTGAAGTAAAAAAGATTTCAGAAAATGGGATGTTTTTAATTGCTGGTTCTGGGGAAACATTACCTTGCGATATAGCACAACATATTTGGGAACCACCAATTCCTAC